CCGCCCGTTCACCCCTCCACCCCTGCCCGGACCCCCGCCAAACCTGCACCGTAAATCCTGCGGCAGATGGACCGACCGACGCCTGTTATTGGCGTCTTTCGAGGGAATACAACAGATCATGCGGAAATAAGCCCGAGAACAGGAGAATTTACAGATGACGACCCGTCACTCGGCCCCGGATATGTCGGTGGCCCCTGGCAGTGTGCCCGCCATGACAACCGTCGAGGACGACGACGACCTGACCCCGGTTCAACGCCTCGCCCTGGCCGCCGTCGCGCCCGTCGTCGAGCGCGTGCTGTTCAAGGCGCAGTGGATCGGCGCCGAGGCGCCCGTCGGCGTCCCGATTGACGATCTGGTGGCGTGGGTCGAGACGGCCCTAGGCGGCGACTATGCGGTCGATCTGGCCGCCGCCGTCGATCTGTTGGCCGCCGTCGATCTGTTCCTCGATCCGGCCTCGGGTGAGCCTGTCACCCCGCCTGACCTGCGCAAATGGTCGAGCCGATAATGGTCATTATGTCCGCGGGCCGCCTGACGACCGCCTGCCAGGGTGTCCCCGACTGCGCGTTCGACTCGCCCCACGCGGGCAGTCACCTGGCCGACGTCCCGACGCCCGCCGGGACCTACTGCGCGCCCCTGCGCTGCTACTGCGGCGCCTGCCCGCCGGTCGTCGAGGACGTCGTCGAGGTGTCGGTCGAGGAACTGCGCGAACGGGCCCGAGCCGAGTCGGCGCGGTGGCGGGCCCGCGAGGCCGCCAGGGCCGCCGCCAGGGCCGCGGCGCGGGGCGCAGCGTGAGACCGGCCGGGGCGCCCCTGCTCGGCCCCAACGGGTCGTCTAGGCCCTGGCGTCGCCTGCGCCTGTTCGTCCTCGACCGCGACGGTTGGCTGTGTCAGGTGCCCGTCGTCGGCGGCCGGATCGACCCGGCCGGGCGGCCCTGCCTCGCCCCGGCCTCGACGGTCGATCACGTCGTGTCGCGGGCCAAGGGCGGCAACGACGACCCCGACAACCTGCGCGCCGCCTGCGGGCCGCACAACTTTGGAAAGGGCGCCCGGCTCGACGCCGAGGTCGCCGCGGGCGTCCGCTCGCCCGCTTGGAATTGGTGACAACGGGTCGTTGTCGCGTCAGACTGACAACGACCCGTTGTCACCTAGAGAGGCCGCCGAATGTCCGAGGGTTGCGCAGACTGTCGGCGCCGTACGGCCCGCCGCGAGGCTCGGCGGCGCAACCCCGCCGAGGCGCAATCGGTCGGGTCGGCGATCCGGCGCCTGTTGTCGTCGCTGACCAAGCGTCACGGCGACGAATGGGCGTTCGGCGAGTTGTACGCCCTGGCCGTCGAGGTCGACGCCGCCGTCGCGGTGGCGGCGCGGGAGGTCGCCGAGCAACAGTCTTGGACCTACGTCGGCAAGCTCGCCGGGATGACCCGCCAGGGCGCCCGCCAGCGTTGGGCGCCGAGGACGCCGTCGGGCGCCGTCGAGGACGACGGGCAACTGCCCGGACAGGCTCGGATCGGCTGACAACGACCCGTTGTCGTTGTCACCGCCGACGCTTACCCTGCGCCAATGGGCAGACAACCGAGCGGCCGAGGGCCGGGGCGCCCGGCTCACTCCGAGCCGGGCGCGGGTCAGGTCACCCTCGACGGCCTCGCCGACGACGTCGAGGTGTACCGCGGCCCGCTCGGGTTGGTGGCGCAGGCGACGCGATCGTCGATCGCTCGGGCCCTGACCCTCGGCATGGTCGATCCCGACCTCGACGCCGCCGTCGGCGTCCTGGCGGTCGAACTCGGCCGGGCCCTCGACGCCGCCTCGGCGGGCCGCGACCCCTACGCCGTCGCGACCGTCTCCCGCGAACTGCGCGGCATCCTCGCCGACCTCGGCCTGACCCCGGCCGCCCGATCCGAGACAGGCGCCGCCGGTGACCTCGAACAGTTCCTCGCCGACCTTGGTAACGCCGAGGTTTGCGACCCGCCGAACGCCTGACCGCCCGACCTACGGCGGGCAGATAGCCAAGGTCGCCGCGGCCTCGCGCGCCCCGTTCATGCCCTGGCAGCGGTTGGTCGCCGACGTCGGGACCGAGGTCGTCGCCAACGCCGACACCGGGCGGCCGTCGTGGGCTTACGGCGTCGTGATCGTTCACGTTCAACGGCAGGCGGGCAAGTCCACCCTGTTCGGCCCGGTCGCCCATCACCGTTGCGCCACTCGGCCCGACGCCAAGGTGTGGCTGACGGCGCAGACGGGATACGACGCCCGCGACCTGTGGCTCGACATGACCAAGCGACTCGAACGTTCGCCGTTTCACCCGGTCGTCAAGATCCGCCGAGCCAACGGGACCGAGTCTCAGACCTGGCCCAACGGCGCCACGTTCCGCCCGTTCCCGCCCGTCGAGGAAGCGCAGCACGGCAAAGCGAACGAACTAGTCGCCGTCGACGAGGGATGGGCGTTCGACGACCTCACCGGCTCGGCGCTCGAGGCGGCAATCGTCCCGACGTTCACGACGACCGGCGGGCAACTGTGGATCCTGTCGGCGGGCGGTACGTCGTCGTCGTCGTGGCTGCTGCGCCACGTCCTGGCGGGCCGCGCCGCGGTGACCTCGGACCTGCGCTCGGGTATCGCGTATTTCGAGTTCGGGATCGACCCCGACGACGCCCCGGCCGTCGCCGCGGGCCTCGGGCCCGAGGTCGCCGAGGCCGAGTTGCACGCCGCCCTCGACGTCGTCCTCGCCGCCCACCCCGCGGCCGGGCACACCCTGCGCCGCGACGCGTTGGTGACCGCGGCGCGCAGCATGAAACCGGGCGAGTTCCTGCGGGCCTACGGCAACCATTGGACCCGCTCGGCCGAGCGCGTGATCCCCGAAACGCTTTGGGACGCCGAGGGCGTACGGATCCCGCCCGAGCAATGGCCCCCGCCCTCGGGCGGTCAGGTCGGGACGGTCGCCCTCGGGTTCGCCGCCTCCCCCGACGCCGTCGAGGGCGCCGTCGCCGCGGCGTGGCGCGACTTTCCCGGCGGGCCGATGCGCGTGCAGATACTCGACGCCCGGCCCGGCTCGGCATGGTTGGCCGAGTTCGTCGCCGCCAAGGCCGAGACCTGGCGCCCGGTCGCCGTCGGGCACGACCGGGCGGGCCCGGCCCTCGACATCGCCGACGACCTGGCGCGCGGCGTGGCCCGCCCCGGCGGCGGCAAGCCGTTCCCCAAGGTCGAACTCACCGGGACCTCGACCTCTCAGTACGCCTCGGCCTGTTCGGCGTTCCTGCGGTGGGTCGTGACGGCGACGCTGCAACATCCCGGTCAGGATTCGCTCGACGACGCCGTCGCCTCGGCCGCCCGCCGCGTGATCGGCGATGGGTTGTGGGCGTGGTCGCGCAAGAATTCCGCGGCCTCGATTGCGGCCCTCGAAGCCGCGACGGTCGCCGCCTATGCGTACGACAACCGCGGCGCCGCGGCCGAGAAACCGGCCGTCGTCGTGGCCCGCCCGAGAGTCGCCGTCGTCGCGAGGCGCCGCCAGGGGTAACACTCGACGTGTGACGTAGGACCGACGTCGCGCAATCAAGGGGTCGAGTAATGCGAATCGCAATCACGTACACCGTCGAAATCAACACCGAGGCGTGGGCCTCGACGTTCAAGATCGACAAGGCGCCGAACATCGTCCGCGCCGACGTCAGGCGCTACCTGCGCGTCATGGCCCGCGATCACCTGGCCGAGCGGGGGTTGGCGGCCTCCCCCGGCGAGTGACCGGCGTGTCGCGATACCGAAATAAACATGTCACACCGTCAGAAATTTATTTCTTGGACAACTGTTCGGTCGTTGTAAAGACGGGCGTTCGGGTGGTTTGAGTGACACGCGAGTGGAGACGATCCCCTCGGTGCACCCTCGGTGCACCCTCGGCGCCCCGAGGCGGGCCCAACAGGATTCCCGCGTGTCGTGACGCCAAACCTGTGAATTCGCCAAGGTGACTCGGCGTCACTTTGCAACGTTTCTGACGCGTTGACACCTGTCGGAAACGTTGTGTTCGGTCCTCGGCATGGGTCGATTTCGCCGAACGTTCGGCAACGCCGCCGTCACCTACACCGCCGCCGCCTCCCCGGTCGCCGCGGTGGCCGCCCCGCCGACCTCGGCGGCGTGGCAGTCCTACGGGTCGCCGCTCACTCGCACCGACCTCGATCCCGCCGCCGCGGTGGCGTTCGGCCTGTCCCCCGACCTCGACTCGATCACTCGGCGCGAGGCGATGCGCGTCCCGGCGGTACGCCGCGGCCGGGCGATTATCTGCGGAACGATTGGCGCGATGACCTGGCAGGCGCGCCGAGGTCACGACGTCGTCAGGCGGTCGTTGGTCGATCACCCCGACCCGAACACGACCCCGCAGTTCATCTATACGTGGACCCTCGACGATCTTCTGTTCAACGGAATTGCTTGGTGGTACGTGACGGCGTTCGACGCCGACGGCTACCCCGCCAACGCCGAGCGCGTCGCCAAGGACCGCGTGCAGATCGTCGTCGACGACCGCCCGACGCCCCGCGGCGAGTTGCCTCGGATGCGCGTCCTGCTCGACGGGCACCCCGTCGACGACGGGCGCATGATCCGTTTCGACGGCCCGGATGAGGGCGTGTTGACCTACGGCGCGACGACGGTCAAGACGTGTCTGGCGCTCGAACAGGCGGCCCGGCGGTACGCGAAACTCGACGTCCCGCTCGGCTACCTGACTCCCGCCGAGGGCGCGCAGGAACTGTCCACCGTCGCCGGATCGGCCGGGATCGTCAACGACGACCGTTCCGAGGTCGACGTGTTGCTCGATTCGTGGGAGGACGCCCGTTCCAAGCGGACGACGGCGTTTCTCAACCGCGCCCTGACATACCAAACGACGATGTTCGACGCGACCAAGGTGCAGTTGGCCGAGGCCCGCCAGTACCAATCCGCCGAGGTCGCCCGCCTGTTGAACCTCCCGCCGCGCTACGTGAACGCACCGCAGGCGTCGGGAATGACCTACGCCACGACCGAGGGCGACCGGCGCGACTTGGTCGATACGACCCTCGGTCAGTACATCGCCGCCGTCGAGCAACGCCTGTCCATGCCCGACGTCACACCCCGAGGCCAACGCGTCGCCGCCGACCTCGGCAAGTACCTGCGCGGCGACACAAAGGCCGTCCTCGAAGCCGGAGAAATCGCCGTCAAGATCGGCGCCATGACCGGCCCCGAGGTCCGCACCGACTGGTTGGGAATGGCCGCCTCGACGGCCTCCCCGGCCGCCCCGCCCGCCCTCCGAGCCGTACCCAATCCCGTAGGAGACACCGCGCCATGACGACCCCGACCCTCGACCGCGCGCTGACGCGGGCGTCCCTCGCGCCAAACCTGACGACGTTCTCGACCCCGCCGTCGGCGCTCACCGCCGACGTCGCCGAGCGGATCGTCGAGGGCCTGATTCTCCCGTTCAACGCCGCGGGCGCTACTTCTGACGGCCTGTTGATGTTCGCCGAGGGCGACCTCACCTGGCACGACGACGTTTCCCGCGTCAAGCTCTTGGTCGAGCACGACCAGAATCGCGCGGTCGGGCACGCCGTCGAACTGCGCAACACCCCGGCGGGCGTATGGGGCCGGTTCCGCGTCGCGACCGGCGCCGACGGCGACGCCGTCCTGCACGGCGTGGCCGAGCGGATCCGCGACGGCCTGTCGGTCGGCGTGAACCTCGACGCCGCCACGTACTCCCGGATCCGTCGGGCGCAGCCGGGGCAGGCAATCGCCGCGGCCGGGCGCCTGCGCGAAACGTCGGCCGTCACCGTGCCGGCTTTCGACGACGCCCGCGCCGCCTCGCGTGTGCCGGCTATGGCCTCGGGCCGCCTGACGACCATGAACGGCGGTCAGGGCGACCCCGCCCCGACCTCGACCCCGACCCCGCCGCCGCCGACCTCGACCCCGGCGACGGCGGCCCCCGCCGCCCCGGCGGCGCCCGCCCCCGCGACTTCCCCCGCCGGGCAGCAGGGCGCCGCCGCGGGCGGCGACAACGAACCGTTGTCCTCCGAGCCGACGACCGCCTCGGGCCCGCGCCCGACGGTGCGCGCCGCGGCGGGCGCGGTGACGGTGACCTCCGAGCCGACGACCTACCGGTTCGACGGTTCCGACGGCCTGTCGTTCGTCCGCGACGCCTACCGCGCCCGGATCGACGGCGACCCCGAGGCCGCGGCCCGCGTGGCCCGGTTCAACGCCGAACTGCGCTCGGGCAACGCGCAGGCCGTCACTCGGCTTATGGCGGTGGCCTCGGGCGCCCTGACGACCGCGGCGCCGGGCGACCCGATCCCCTCGCCCGCCACGACCGACGACACCGGCATTCCGACGGCGTTCATGCCGAACGTCAACCGCCCCGATTTGATGCTGCGCGCTATCGACCTCGGGCGCCCGATCCTCTCGCGCCTGACCCGTACGCCGATCACCAACGCCCAACCGTTCCTAGTCCCGATTGAGGGCGAGTTCGAGGGCGTCGGCTATCACGTCGAGGGCACCCCGCACGTCCCGGCCGGGACGTTCACCCTCAACGACGCCCCGGTGACGCCGCGCTCGGTGTCGGGCGCCTATGAGGTCTCCCGCGAGTTGGTCGACGCGTTCAACCCCGCTATCGACGGAATCGTCATGCGGGCGATGCTGCGCGACTACCGCCGCAAGACCGAGACGTGGGCCGCGGGCGCCCTGGCCGCGGGCGCCCCCGCGACGGGCAACGTCGACACCGCGATGGAGGTCCGCGCGTCCCTGGCGGCGTTCGTCAACGACGACGACGAAACGGCCGACTTCGTCGCCGCCTCGCGGGGGTTCATCTCGGCGCTGTACGCCGAGATCGACGGCAACGGCCGCCCCATGATCGCCGGTTACGGCAACGCCTCGGCGCCCTCGGCGGGCGCCTCGCGCGCCGGGTTCCTGGCGGTCGACATCGACGGGACCGAGTTGGTTCGCGCCAACCGCGTCGCGGCCAACACCGCCCTGGCGGTGCGCTCGGCGGGCGTCCTGTTCGCCGAGTCCGCGGCGCAGCAGTTCCGTTTCGACGAAATCCTCGGGCCGGGCGTTATCAAGCTCGCCCTGTGGGCGTACTTCGCGATTGCCAAGCTCGAAGCCGACGCCGTCGAGGTGTTCACGACCGCCCCGGTTGGCGGCTGACCGTCATGACGACCCCCGAGCCCGAGGTCGCCGCGTGGCTTCCCTCGGCCGACGTCCGCAGCAATGCGGGCGTCGCCGAGGGCGGCCCGAGCGACAACCTGCGGTTGGAACGGATCCGCCAGGGCGTGGCCGAGTTCGTGCAGGACAACCGCGCCGATCTGTGGTTCCCCGCGGCCAACGACCCCGACCGCGTGTTCGCCCCTACGGCTCGGGTCGTCGAGGCCGCGCTACTCATGGTCTCGCGGTTGATCGCGCGCAAGTCCACCCCGCTCGGGACGCAGAACTACGGCGAGTTCGCCGCGGCGATCCTGCGCAGCGACCCCGATATCGGTCTCATGCTCGGTATCGGGCGCAACTCGAAACCGGCCCTCGGATGACGACCCGGATCGAACTCGCGGACGCTATCGCGGTGTTCCTGACCTCCCGTCAGATCAACGCCGTCGTCGACGTCCGCAACGTGGCGGCGAACACGCCCTGTGTTCTCATCCCGCCGCCCGCCGTCGCGTTCGCCGCCGCCCCGCCCGGCGGCGAACCGACGTGGCGTCTGCTGCTGATTGCCGCGGACGGGTCGGGATCCCGCGCCGCGTGGGAACAACTCGACC